TTCCAATTCCAGCAATGATAGATTGGTCCATAAGCAATCCGCCAATACTTCTGGAGCTTTTATGAATCTTCGTCCACGCCTTTTCGGGATCAGCATCGTCATGGATTGGGTCAGGGCCAAGTTTATTGATCTTCAACTTCATGCCCTCGAGCGAGAAGATCTCGCACGCGGTCGGTCCAACAAGATCGCTGACGAAGTCCTCGTTGACAATACGGAGTCTAATTGAATCTTTGGCTACTTGGCCTTTGTTTTTTCTAGTTGTAAACCAGCCGTATAGACCAAGATGAATATGAACAATGTCTCTATCAAAATGAAGAAATAGGTGCTTACCGTGCGCGCTTGTTTCAGTCATCTCACGGCCGCTGATTATAGACGCACCCTCGGAAAATCGCCCTTGCGGACTTGATGCTTTGATCTGCGTACCTACGAATCCGTATGAGTGTACTGTCGCTAAATGTCGTATACTGTGTCCCTCTGGCATACGACCATTATAACTGCAAAATGGCGCTTTTGTTCTAGTCCTGCTGTTTTTCATCAGATATAGTTTGTAAGTAATCAGCGGAGCGCAAAGAGCTCACTTTCACGAACAAGGAGCAATTGATCATGGGAATTGTTTACCCAGTCAAAGAAGTTATTCTGCCAAAAGATCTCAAAGATGCTGAAAACGGCAAACTTGATCCGAAGCTCCTTAAGGCAATTAAGCCAGGCGGAAAGCTCCACCACCTCGCCGCCAACGCGTGGGAAGCTATGCGCGTAGCTGCAGAAAAAGAGGGAATTACATTTGCTCACGTTGGTGACTATCGCCCATACGAGGCACAACTCAGCATGTTCAAAGACCGCTACGTAAAAGGCGACTCTGGTGATCCACGCAAGATCACACGCAAGTTTAACGATGAAGTATGGATGCTCAAGAAGGGCATGGCTCCAGCAGGTTCACCAGGGACTTCTAATCACGGCTGGGGACTCGCAATCGACATCGCCTTAAAGGTCGATGGCAAGGTCGTCTCGATCATGGAGGACCCAGACGGTAAAGGTAAAGGCGTCAAGTCTGGCCTTGACTGGTTGTTTGCAAACGCAGACAAGTATGGATTCTCTTGGGAAATCAAAGAAGGAGCGCAGGCAGAAGCATGGCATATTCGTTATTTCACAGGAGACAAAATTCCGGCTGCTGTAACAGAACATTTTGGGGGAGCTGCCACTGCCGCGTCGGCGCCAGCTGCTCCTGCAGCACCTGCAACACCTGCTGCAACAAGTGCTGCGCCAGTCGCGTACCCAGGGACACCGCTCCAACTCGGTAGTGCTGGTGACGCTGTGAAAGCACTTCAAGCAAAGCTTGGAGTAGCGGTAACAGGAACATTTGACAAGGCAACAGAAGCTGCGGTCAAGAAGTACAAAACTGCAAACGGTCTTGCAAGCGATGGGGTCGCTGGTCCCAAAGTTTGGGCCAAGCTTTTTGTATAGCCATGACTGAAATTCTTGTTGCGATCATTAGTGGTATCTCTGTCTTAGGCGTTGCGCTCATAGAGCACGGCCGCAGACTAAGTAAAAGAAACTGGCAAGCAAATAAGGCTGACCACGATTTTGTCGTCAACAAGATTGAAAACATTGGAAAAAGTCTTGGTAGATCTATTGATCGCGTCGAAAAAACTTCTGAGCGCACAGAGAAAAAACTTGACCAGCACATCAACGACCATGTCACTGGTCGCCTCGACTAGCCGGTGATAGCGTAGTCTCGTGGGAAAGAAAAAGAAAAGCTCAGGTGCTCACGCAGGCACTCGATTTAGAACTAATCCGCTGACTGGCCAGGTTGAAAGTATCGCCGGCACAAAGGCTGGAAAGAAGCGCACACGCCTTCCGCTTGATCATCCGCTTCGCACGCACAGGGTGGTCAAAGAAAGTAAAAAGAAGGCCTGACAATGTGGCAGGTCAAAAAATGATCTGCTTCACACCGCCGCATCTTCACGTGCAGAACGGAAGATACACATCCACTGCTAGCAACAACGTCTTTCCCCATACCCTTTTTCTCAATGACACAACGATCTTCTTACCCGATGCCGTTCCTAGAAAGGATAATAAGTACATAGCTACGGCAGAAAGTTTTAAGTTTAATTTTAAGTTTTGGCACACCAAGCGCCGAATAGTCTAAGCGCTACCTTAGGGGGGTTGGTCCGTCGTTCGGAGGTGACGGCGGACCACCTCGCTACACTCACGAACGCCTCAGCCACTAAGACTTACGGCTAATCACCGCCGTAGATGGACCAGTTGCGCAACTTCCCCGAACTGTTGTCCATAATCCACTTAGCAACCTTCAAGTTGCAGTCTACCTTGTACAAGGCTTCAAGGTCTTTACGAAATGAACCCGCGTCAGTGTTGCAGACTTCTCTGACAGTGCGAACCCATGACGAGTTGATTTGCACCAGTCCGCTATCCCAAGTTCCATTGTTGTTCAGCGTATAGGTCAGTTGACCCTTGCTGTTCCAACGAGCATTGACTGCTTTGGGATTGCACTTGCTTTCCCGATAGGCAATGTACGAGAACACTTCTACTGGAAGTCCGAACTCCTTGAACTTTGCTTCCCACCTTGGGCAACGCATAGTCTTGTCGCTAGGAAAGCGCGGACCAGTTGATTTCTTATACACAACTGCTGGAACGTGCTTGATAGACATGTCACGAATAGACAAAGCATATATGTGTGCTTTTCTTGTCGCGGACCCGTAGTACCCGTCTACTTTGACATTCCAAAGCAATTGCTGAAGGTTCCTCACAGAGTCACTACGTTCGCCAAACTTATAAGTCTTGCTAAGTGCTGCGTGTATCTTAAGCTCTGCGGCTTTGGCGTTCTGTCGTGGCGTCGTTTCGGATACGGGAGTTGAAGTAAGTACCACTAAGGTGGTACTCGGAGGCTCCTTCGGAGTCCCAGCGCTTTGTTGAAGTGCTAGCGACGTTCCATTAAAACAAAGTATACTTAATACGAACAATAGAAATGCAGTAATTCTTTTCATGATTCAGTCTCCTAGGTATTGCCCTCTGGCGGCTGCGTAGTTAACTATACTAAGAAAGAACGTAAAAGTGTACTTTTGCGGCCAAAAAATATGTCTAAGCCTTTGCTGGTAAGGGAAATAAACATTAAAAAATTGCCTCCAAAACTGCAAATTGGCGATCTATGGCACTTTTTCTTTTCGCGTAGAATGGCTCTATCGACTGGCAAAGTCTGACAAGTTTAACGCGAGGAAGCTTACGATGTCTGGAATTTACAATTTTACTATCGAACAAGGCGCGACGTTTAGTCGAACACTGACGTGGATGATTAACTCAAACCTAGTCAACTTGACAGGCTACTCAGCGCGTCTCAAAGCGCGCAATAACAGTAGTAAACTTGTTGTGTTTTCATTGACAAGTTCCAGCGGAATTACTCTTGGTGGCGCGGCTGGAACGATAGCGCTCAGCGTAAGCGCTACGGACACGGCAGATCTTATCCCCGGAAAATACTCGTATGACATCGAGCTCGAATCAAGCGGCGGAGAAGTAACACGACTTGTACGAGGAACACTTACAATTTCACCAGAAGTAACGTACTAATGACAAGCGTAGTTTACGTCAATAATCCGGTGACCACAGTTACAGTCACAGAAGAGGTCACTCTTGTTGAGACTACTATAGACCAGACTGAAGTGGTAGTCTCAAACCTGCAAGGCCCTCAAGGAGCGCCTGGACCTACAGGCGCTGGAGCAACGGGTGCTACAGGACCTACTGGGATCACGGGTGCGACAGGACCCACTGGCACAACCGGACCGACTGGAGCAACCGGGCCTGTCGGTGCGACAGGCGCTACAGGATCTGTGGGACCGACCGGACCTACAGGCGTTACAGGCGTTACAGGTGCCACAGGCTCTACTGGAGCAACAGGCGCAACGGGAGCAACAGGCGCAACGGGAGCAACAGGCGCTACAGGCCCTACTGGTGCAACAGGACCAGGATACGCTGTTTATTCAACTACATCAATAAACCCAAGCGTGCAAGGAGGCCCTTCGGCCCCTTATACGTTTTTCACTTCAAACACTGGGGCGTATCAAGATGCCCAGCGTGTTCGTGCTGCTTCGCAGTCAGATCCCGGCAATACTTTTATTGAGGGAACCATAGAGGTAACTGCAAACGAATCAATAATAATGTACCCAACAGCAACAAGTGGCACAAACCCCCGCACGAACTGGGTCTTCAGTTTAATTGGAGATTCTGGCGCTACAGGTCCAACAGGCCCAGAAGGTGCAACGGGACCTAGCGGTTCTAACGGCTACCCCGGTACTTCCGTAACAGTTAAATCTCCTGTATCAACATATGGAGACTTAGCACTTCTAGGGGCTAGTGGAGCTAGTGGATCAAATCTTGGAGACCTTCGCTATGTGACTGGCGAAGGAAATCTGTATTCGTATGGATTTGGATTCAGTGGCCCGACTGGCATTGGCTGGATTGACGCCGGGCACATTAAAGGTCCGACAGGTCCGACAGGACCAACTGGACCATCGCCTTCTCTTTCTTGGACATACAGAATAGGTCTAACTGGTGGCCCAGGAGATAGAGACCCAGGTTTTGATTATGTAAGTTTTGTTGGAAATGACCCAGATGTAGCCACTCAAATTTTAGTTGATGATAATCCATTTCTAGGAAATAGTATTCACAATGTATTGCTTAGCATTCAAAAAGGTTATTTAACTCTAACAAGCCAAAGCAATATTGGAAGTTACTCCACCTATCAAATAAGTTCTAGTCAAAACGGAACAGCAGGGGCTAGTCCGTCATACGTAATTTTTAATGTAACTAAAATAGATGGATTCGACTTACCTGTTGATGAAGAGTTAGTCACATTGTCAATTTCGGTACAGGGTCCTGCCGGCCCAACGGGCGCAACTGGACCAGCAGGTAATTACTCCTCTGCTCAAGTAATTAACAACAAAACTGCGTCTTATGCCGCAGTAGCCGGTGACGCAGGCAAATTGATTTCAATGACTGTGGCAACTGCCAATAGCTTTACAGTAGACACAGGAACAGCATTAGCTGCCGGTCAACGTATAGATATTATTCAATTGGGCACTGGCCAAACGACAGTTGTTGCATCAGGCGTAACGGTTAATGCAACCCCAACATTAAAACTTCGTGCCCAATATTCTGCTGCAACGTTGATTTGTACTGCAAGCAATACTTATGTCCTAATTGGCGACTTGGCGACTTCATAGCGCCAACAACAATTAAAGTTGTTTTAGCAAGAATAAAGGTCGAGCCGGGCGAGTAGGTGTTTTCACATCACTACTCAAACCCGGCTCGTGTGGCACCTCTCTCCCAAGGCGCCAGACCTAAAGTAATCGTACATTGACTACGTGCGTGATTGTGTCACTAACTCTTAATCACCGTGCAAATCTTTGTGCGTTGCCCCAGTCGATATCTCCTGTCGGCACTGCTCTTGGGACAAGCATTCTTCCTTCAATTTGCGCACGTGAGCCAAGCCCGTCAACCTGTAGGCCACGCTCTGATATCTTGCGCTGAAACGCGATCTGCGTCATTGGACGTTCGCCGCGTTCTTCGCTCCACACTCGATACACGGCGTACAGCGCCTTGACTGGCGTAGATGAGCCACCTGACTCTTTTGTTTCTTCACCAAGAAAGATACCGATACGGTCTTCGTTCTTTCGATAGACATCGGCTGAATCGCTGACTGCCTTGCACCAACCCAATGCATCGCGAGCGCTTGAGCCGAGGAGCTTGATCGCACCTTCGACAGCCCACGAAAGAACCGCAGGAAGCCCACCTTCTGGATCAAACAGATAATGCTTAAGATCTGGATCTGGGTTCTCAGGTACGTTCCCAAGTGGCACGGGACGAATACGGCGCCACATTGCATCATCAGTAATGATCGGCCTGTGGTTTGTTGTGATCCAGAGTTTTGCGCGTGATTGAAACGTAAACGGTTTTTCACCAGGCGATCGAGCTGAGATTTCACTTGAGCCTGTAAGCTTCTTGATCGCGTTCTCTTTGATTCGCTCACCGTCAGGCAATTCGTCAACCCAAACCATACGACGTCCACGAAGCTCAGCCCAGTGATACAGGTCCGAACCGTTAGTGTGCCCGTCGCCTTGAGCAAGAATACTCGAGTCGAGCGGCCACGCGTATTGAGAAGTTCCCATCGCCTTAACCAACGCTTCAACCATAGTGTTTTTACCTGATCCTGGAGGACCGTAAACTAAGAACATGATGTCATACGTGCGAAGACCAGTAAGCGAGTAGCCCGCAGCTTTTTGCAGCCACTCTTGCAATTCTTTATCGCCGCCAGTCGCAAAGTCAATAAACTGTTCCCAGCGCACATTGCGAATTCCAGGGTTGTACGCGACAGGAGCTCGGCGTGTGATGTACAGGTCAGGACGCCCACGAAGCAATTCGCCAGTGCGTAAGTCAATAACACCGTTTGACACGCCCAGCAGCGTTTCGTTACTATCCCACGCGTCGACGTTTACCAACACGCGAGGATCAGATGTAGCGTTTTCTATTGCACCATTGATGCGCGCATTTGATTTAGCCTGCTGCGCCCATTTAATAACCTCAGATTGCTTATCTGCATCATCTAAATAATGAACAACCTCGCTCGCGATGATCGGCGCAATCTTTTTTGATAGCTCGCGCATCTCAAGGCTTTCAACGTCTGGCTTCCAGTATCCGCCATCCCAATGAAACCAACCAAGCCCTGGCGTATAACGAACAGCAGGCCCAAATGAATCAATAAGACGACGACCATTGCCAGTATCTGTTAGCGATCGTTTACCAGGTTCACCGCCCTCGTCCTCACCCAATGCGTCAGGGTCGAGCGGCACATCGATGTTGGTAAGTCCAGCAGCAGACGCGAGTGAATCGCCATCTTCAATCGATGAACGAACAGTTCCGCCAATCGTCCCTGGCAAATAGCTTTTCATTATCTGCTCACTTGAACTCGGCACCGCTGGCTGCCGCGCGCTGTTGGCCAGTGAACTGCGACTTTCTTGTTGAGACTTGTTTGCCCATTCTTGAAGACCAGGCCACAAGCGCTCAGTCTTAGGATTATCAATAACAAATTGAATTGCGCGACGAACGTGCATAAGCAATCCGCCAGGTCCTTCAAGTTCAAGCGGAGGGCGTACTTTTTCTGCGTTGAACCTAATCATCATCGTTTCAACTGCAAGGCGACCCGCTTCAGTATTAACTGGAAACTTGTTTGCGAGCGCGCATGCCATTGAGTAGATATCAACAGCGCGTGATCCTTCGTCAATGCCCTCTTGCAAAAGCCTGTCGACATCAATACGCTCACCACTGAAATCAAGAGAATCTAAAAAGCTCCAGTCACCATCACCAAGTGCGTTGTCCGCACGGCGAGCTTTTTTACGCAACGACACAAGAAGTTCTTCAGGCGCGTGTGCCATTTCTATTTCCCACGGAGCATGACCAGGCGCCCAGTCGTAGCAAACACCAGAGAAATGTCGTGATGGCGCTATAAGCACATAGCCATTGTGTTTGATGTCAATGCCACCGAGCCCGGCCTTTTTAAGGTTGCCCACAAACTGCTCAGACTCATCACACTTATAGAATAGGTGACGCCCTCGCGTTGTACGACCGCCCATAGAATACTCGCCAGTTATCGCCTCAACCGTTGGCGGAAGTGCGCCCTCGACGAGAGACTCAAATTTTTCAAATGAATCAGGACCGCCAGCGCGAGGATCGATGTCAATTACAAAGAATCCGCTAGGACGGCAGAAAACACTTACGTTGTTTTCTCCGCCGTCTGGCCACCACTTATTTACGGTGTCGACATTGTTGGTTGCCTGAACGTTCCACTCAGGTATACTTGGGTGCTTGCCAACATCCTTAGGCTCAGCGTGGGTACCGCCGCACGTGCATCGACCATTGATAATTCCGTAGCACGGAAGTATGAACCAACCATTTTCTGCGTACCACTGCGCCGCTGGACCTAGACGGCCTGCGGCTGAGCCCCAGTCAGACATTACAAGACGCTCTTTTTCTGGTCGTTAGCAGCTCGGCTTAATGATTCAGACCACAGTGCAGCGTCTTTCTGCGCGATGTACATTCTGATTCTTCCAGTTTCAGTCATTGTTTCAAACGCTGGAAGATCTCCGTAAGCAACAGCGCGTGCTACTACTCTTGTCGGAAGTCCGTACAGTATTGCGACTCGCCGAACACTGAGCCGCTTGGTTTCGTCATTACATTCATCCATGATTCGTGCCTTACTGGGAGAGGTTTGCAATATTTGATAAATATGCAACACATGCAATATAACCTAGTTTCTAGGCGAACGCGCGCATCGATCAGATTTTGTTACTCTTATTTACATACAAATATATCACCTATAGTGTTTACCAACTGCATCAGTTTAGTATACAATACAAGTTACAGTACAAAGTACAGTTACTGCGCGCAACCACGGGAGGTCGTGTATGGGATCGCTTTTCGACGAAATTCAAGATGAAAAGTCTAAAAAGGGCAATCGGTCAAGAATTGCTGAAATTTTCGACAGCATGTCAAAAGAAGACCAAGCCGACTTTATTAAAGCGCTCGACGACCATAGTATTCCAGCGTCCAACATTTCGCACGCTCTTAAGAAAAGAAACATTGTTCTTGCGATCAATGTCATTAGCCGCTACCGTCGCGGAGAGTTAGCGACAAAGATAAAATGAGCCTCTCTGACGATATTAAAAAAGAAGACGAAGTAGCAGAACTAAGATCTGCGCTTAAAAAAGCGCAACAGGCGCAGTACAAAGCTAAACGCGCTAACGAAATCATTGTTGAGGCGGTATACGCTGCGGCTCGCGAATCTGCGATTGCCTGTGGTCCACCAAAAGTGCTAAAAGCAGATCTACTTCAGCAAAAAGACAAAAGAAAAACTAAACCAGAAGTAGCGCTAGTACACGCAACCGACTGGCAAAACGGAAAACGAAGCACTACCTACGGAATTGAAAAGTGCTCTAATAGAATAGAGCAGCTCGCAGCTAAAGTACTAGCGCTTACAACTCTGCAAAGAAGCCATCACCCAGTTCGAGAATGCGTGGTGATGTTCGGCGGAGACATGGTCGAAGGAATAACTATCTTTCCAGGCCAGGCATGGGAAGTCGAAGCGCACCTATTTGAGCAGCTATTTGAGACAGTTCGTATTGAAGAATCACTAGTTAGGACATTTGCAGGATTCTTCGACAAAGTGCACGTTGTGTGCGAATACGGAAACCACGGCCGCCTCGGCCGCAAGGGCGAGCTGCCAGCAAACGACAATATCGATGCGATTTCCTACAGAATTACACAAGACAGGACAAAAGATCTAAAAAACGTAACCTGGCAAATGTCCCCAGACTGGTACCAAATGGTGACAATTGGAAACTACAGAGCACTACTTGTCCACGGCGACGAGTGCAGAGCACAGGCAGCGATTCTACGCAAGGCCAACGCTTGGGCCACCGGTGTTGTAGAGCCGTTTACTGACATTTACATGGGGCACTTTCATACTCCGACGACATACACAATGGCCAACTCCGGTCGAGTGTTTGTGACTGGGTCTCCAGAGTCGCACAACGAGTATGCCCGTGAAGTAATTGCCGCGGTGGGAAAGCCTTCGCAAAGACTTCATTTTATTGACCCAGACAAGGGAAGAGTAACTGCAGAGTACACAGTGTGGCTAGACTAGGATAGTATCCCTAGGTGGGAATCCTTAAGCCACGAGGCTTTGTCAAAAGTAAAAAAGAAAATACTCTTCTTGAAAACGCTGGAGAGATTGTCTCCATACAGCTGGAGGAAAACTATGACAGCGACCTTGCACGGATAGGACTGATGTGGGCAGGCCTGCTAAGCCTAGACGCGGGAATTCCAGCATCGGAAGTTGCCGCAATGCTGTCTTGCGTTGAACTAGTTAGGGCGACTACCCTTATAGACGCCGTTGATCATTGGACTAATGCCGCAGTCTACGCCGCGCTAGCCTACGAAGCTGATCCTCAAACGGAAGAATCTTCTGATACCTACGGTGGAAAAAGCAGTATCGAAAAAAATCCCATAGGCTTTACTGGTATTGAAAAGCTTGAATCATCGAGTTCTGAATAACTTGATAGGATCGGAACATCTGTAGATTGGAGATCTAGTGACTTGGCCAAATGATGTCGTTACGCGCACAGTCACTGGGACGTTTTTAACCGCTCTTGGAGCGGCAGCAAAAGGACGCGTCACATTTACGCCAACCTCCCGAGTTGTAGATGAAGAAGACGCAGTTATTATAGAAGATACGCTAACAGCGGTGCTCAACGCTCAAGGCGCCTTTTCTATCTCACTTCCAACAACTGATAACACGCTTCTATATCCTTCCGGGTGGGCGTACAAGGTCAGTATTCGCTTATACGGCGTAAAACCGCAGCAGTTCAACGTATTTATCCCCGTGGGCGATGGGTCGAGCGTAGATCTAAATGTAGATCTTATCAGCTCTAACTTTGGAGTTGCTCCAGGTGCGGGCTCTCCGCAAGCAGCTCCAGGGCCAATGGGGCCAAGAGGACCGGGAGTCGTAGTTGGCACAGGAGCTCCAACCAGCAGCGTCGGCCAAAACGACGACCTGTACATTGACGAAGTCACCGGATATTTCTATGGCCCAAAGGCAAGTGGAACTTGGCCCGGGACTGCTTTTTATTCTCCGGCAGCGACACAGAGGCACGTACATACGCAAAGCGCAGCGTCGACTACTTGGACGATAACGCACGCGCTTGGAGGACGTCCTTCTGTCACAGTTGTCGACTCAGCAGGGACAGTCGTCGTCGGTGAAGTAGGCTATAATAGCGATACAACGGTAGTAGTATCGTTTACATCAGCATTTTCTGGTTTTGCGTATCTTACGTAGCTTCAGAGCTAACAGTCCATAGGAGTGCGCGGCATGGCACAAAAATTTCTTACAAATATAGACCTTAATCAGAATCAGCTGATTAACTCCAAGTTTGAAGTACTTGCAACTAACCCGTCTACGGGAAACTTCGAAGGACGGATGTATTTTAACTCCAGCACGTTTACTCTTATGGTTTACGCCAACTCCGCGTGGAGAAAGACGGTGCATAGCATCGTCACTGGTGGAGCAAATACTGATGCCATTACGCTTTCTGAATCAAACGGAACAACCACCGTCACGCTTAACGTCGCAGATACAGATTCTGCTGGTCTCCTTTCCTCAGCCTTTTGGAACGACCTTACTGACGCGACGTCTAGCGCCACGGCAAGCAAGCTTGTAAAGCGTGATGCTAGCGGCAATATTTCCGTTGCCACGCCATCAGCCGATGGTCATGCGGCAACAAAGGGTTATGTAGATGCGGCCCGTTCTGGCCTTGACGTTAAGGCATCTGTAAGAGTTGCCACAACTGCTGCTGTTCTTCTTGCCTCTGGTTTAGAAAATGGAGACGTAGTCGACGGGGTAACTCTCGCTACGGGCGACAGAGTTCTTGTCAAGGATCAGTCGACAGGTTCAGAAAATGGCATCTACGTTGTTCAAGCTTCAGGTGCCGCTGTTCGCGCAACAGACGCTGATACTTCCGCCGAAGTAACGGCTGGAATGTTCACCTTCGTCTCTGAAGGTACAGTAAACGCTGACTCTGGCTGGGTTCTTACAACGAACGACACGATTACTCTTGGAACTACAGCACTTGCATTTGCACAGTTCTCAGGTGCTGGTCAAATTACAGCCGGCGATGGTCTTACTAAAACTGGAAACACAATCAATGTCGTCGGAACTGCCGCTCGCATTACCGCCAACGCAGACAGTATCGACATTGCATCAACTTATGTTGGTCAGTCTTCAATTACAACACTTGGAACAATCTCCTCGGGCGTCTGGAACGGCACGGATATTGCGATCGCAGATGGCGGTACTGGGGCGTCAACCGCAGGCGATGCTCGCACAAACCTTGGTCTTGCAATCGGCACCGACGTCCAAGCGTATGACGCAGAACTCGCCGCAATTGCTGGCCTCACTTCTGCCGCCAACAAGCTCCCGTACTTCACCGGGTCTGGAAGCGCCGCTTTAACAGACATCACATCGCACGGTCGCGCAATTATCGACGATGCTGACGCCACCGCGTCACGAACAACGCTCGGGCTGGTTATTGGAACTGATGTTCAAGCGTACAACTCGACTCTGGCTGCTGTTGCTGGTGGAACATACTCTGGCGATGACAGTATTACTACGCTTGGAACGATTACAACAGGAACATGGAATGGTTCCGACATCGCCGTTGCTGACGGTGGAACTGGTGCCTCAACGGAGGCAAACGCAAGAACAAACCTCGCGGCCGGTGGTTCACAGGGTGCCGGAGTCAGTACTCCCGCTCTTGCTCGCAAAGTTACCAAAACAGTTGGCGACGGCACTGCCACTTCCATCACCGTTGTCCACGCGTTCAACACACGTGACGTGATGATTCAAGTGTATGACGTGGCAACCTATGACACAGTCATTGCGGATACAGTTCGCACTGACGCAGACACAGTAACAGTCACGTTCGCAACAGCTCCTACGTTAAACGCGTATAAAGTTGTGGTTATCGGCTAAAACAATCAAGGGCAGTCAAACATGAAAATTACAGCAGAACACAAAGCAATCGCGGCGTCATACGCAAGAAGCGTCCTTGGCGCAGCAGTCGCAACATACGCAGCAACGAGCGATATTAAATTAGCGGCTAATGCTCTCTGGGCAGCAGCACTTCCTGTTATCCTTCGTTATATGAATCCAAAAGATACTGCCTTCGGCAAAAAAGCCTAATGCTTAGCCCTGAGGGGCGCCAACAAGAGAAACGACTGAGGTCATGGCTCAAAAATTTATAACCCCAATTGCAATTAAGCAGCTGTCGTCTGCTGGCTCTGATGGGTTAACTATTTTTGTAGACGCTGATACTTATGCAAGACTGCAGATCCAGGGCGGCGGTCGTCTTGTTTGGGGAGATGGAACCGCTGCTGGCGACGTAAACCTTTACCGCGATGAAGCAAATGTCCTTAAAACAGACGACACCTTAAAAGTACCTGTTCTCTTTATTGACGGCATTGAAGTAGACACCACAGGTGCTACTAGCGACCAAGTACTCAAATTCAACGGAGCCAAGTTTGTTCCGGGCACGGCTGCCATACCGTTTACTGGCTATGACTATGAAATTCATGTCAGCCAAGTAGACGGAAATGACACCACTGGTAATGGTGATTTACTAACCCCAGTTGCCTCTATTACTAAAGCATTAACTTTAGTGACTTCACAGCGCAAAACAGTCGTCATTCACCC